ATGGCAATCAAATCGAACCAACCTTTGGCCAAGGAGGATTTTGAAGAAGCACTCGTAACCCTTCGCATCAGCGTTTCCGAGGTCTCCCGTGAAACCGGGATTCCCCGGCACATCGTCAGCCACTTCCGCAACTACGGCGACGGCATGAAGCCCGAGCAAGCCGCCAAACTGCGCGATTACCTGGAAGACAAGGGAATCGAGTTCACCGAAGAAGGCTCGGAAGAAACCACCGATGAGGCTACGGCTAGTGTTGCCAGCCTGAGCCCTCAACTCAGTGTCGGACTGAAGGTTGAGCATCACTTCCCCATCAACAACACCATTCCGGATGACGTTGTGCGTGATGCGCTCTACATCATGGAGGAGAACGATGCCCGCCTGATGTTGCTGCTGCAAACCAAGCTGGAACGGGAGCAAGGATTCTTCGGTGAAGGCGATTTGACCGAAGACACCAAGGCAACCCTGCAAGAGACCTTCGCGCTCCTGGCAAGCAACTACATTACCTTCCGTATGTTGCGCGGCTGGCCTGCTCTCAACGTGGAGCCAATCACCGACAAGCCGGAGACGGTGCGGGACATGGTGCTGAAAACCTTCATGCAGCCCTTGATCGATGCCGGCCTGATTGCCGCACCTGAGCAGAAGGCCGATGAAGCCCACGAGGCCGAGGGGGAAACAGCATGACTCCCATCTTGCCTGTAAGCATGATCCCGGCAGTAGCTCGTGCCGCAACACCAGCCGGTTTCGTTCTGGCCGTAGTGATCGGGTTGGCAGTCTTTGCAGCTTCGCAAAAGGCTCAACAGCCCAAAACCGAGCCGCAACGTTAAGCGCCGATGTTCATTGTCTTGAACATGGAAACAGGTGATTTCTACTCGGAATCACCCGCGCTCAAGGTGGAGGCCAAGCGCGCCGGGATACGCTGGGATCACCGCAGCATCCTGCCGCGCTTTGCTCGCCCCTACGCTCGCTATAGCGACGCCGTGAAGCGCTCCCAACGTCTTTCCGATGCTACGCACAGCATCTGTGCTGTGGTTCGTCTTGCGGACTTCACAGCATGAAGCCGCTCTCTGCTTGTCTCGCCGATCTGCGCGCCCCCGGCGAACTGTTTGCTGCTGACCAAGCGCCCGTGGCGCGCCGCCGCTTGCTCCCAGCTGGACGCGGCACCGCGCCGAGTGGGGGACCCGCGCGGCCTCATCGCGCGGGGGGCGAGGGTATCCGGCTGCGCTGCGCCCGTGGCGCTTCCCCTGTTTCTGCTGCCCTGCAAGGTGGGTTTCCCTGCCCGGCAGGGCATTTTTTTGCTGGCCGCTTCGCCCCCCTTTTTTTCGTGGCGAGCGTAGTAGCACCGCCTGAAAGTCCCGATTTAGGGACAACACCCCAAAAAGCGGGGGGCGGTCTTGGGCATTGATACCGTGAAGCTGAAATCACCTTCCCTTGGAGAAAAGATGGTGCGCAAGATCGAACAACAGGCAAGGAAATGGCAGCAGGTGGACTGCCAGAGCGGAGAAATCCTGTACGAGATCACCAAGGGTGAATTGCTGGGCTCATGGGATTCGAGAATCAGTATCAGACCAATGCGCGAGGATTACACGCTGAACAAGAACGGCAGGCCAGAGCTACACGCATGCCCGCCCTATGTGCTGATCGAATGCTCTGCGGCCAAAGTAATGCACGGACACAACATCTACGGCGCTGTGGTGAACTTCCAGCAGACATGCCAGGACCTGCTAGACCGCATTGGCTCGATGCTCGATGTTGAGTTTCCGCCCGCAGCGCGCTGGTGGGTTCGCCGGGTGGACTGGGCCGAAAACTATGCCCTTTCGTTTTCAGCCATTCAGGAGTTCTTCGAGGGCATCTACACCATCCAGTTTCCACGCCGGAAGGCCAGTAAGTACGGCGACCATGCCGTGTATTTCCCTGGCTCGACCACTACGGTCAAGCTGTACCACAAAGGGCCGGAGTTCGCGAAGCATGACCACCACCGGATGAAATACTTTTTCAGGCTGTGGCACTCGCAGCAGTTCCCCAACGAAGGTCCAAGGAATGAACTCCGCACACGCCAGAAGATTGCAGCCCTGCAGCGCCTGGCAAACAACCGCCTTCGGGTTGAGGTCGAGATACACGCAGACAAGCTGGATGCGGACTTTGGCCACAAACCGCTGGTGCAAGAAGTTACCGATGAATACCTGATGGCCTTGCATGATCGCGAGGTGAAACGGCTATTGCGTGAAGGCAAAGAGGCCATGCAAACCGTGCGCCACAGCAAGGCTGTGTTGCAGCGATTGACCGACATTTACGGCGCACAAACCGCGAGCCGCCTGCACGGCTTCTGGTATCAACTCGCAACACACGGAGAGCCCGAATGCCGCAAGCAGTACGCGCGGACAGTGTTCTACCGCAATAGAAAATTGCTCACCGATGCCGCTGTTTCATGGAATGGCACCGACGTGAAACTAATTCAGAGTCAGGGCGCTTTGCCCGCTGACTTTGTTCCCCTTCGCACTCATCCACGCATCTGCACGGGTGGGGTTCGCGAAAAACCTGCGTTCGTTCTTGAACGTGGATTTCATCAACTGGCAGCGATGGCTGCTTAAAAGGAAAGGTCGTAATCATGTCTGAAAAAGTTCTGGTTCTATCCGCGAGCAAATGGAGTTTCACCGATGAGAAAACGGGGGAGCTGAAAAAGGGAGTGAGCCTGCATTACGTGTCGGACTATCGCGATGACACGGCTACCGAGCTTGGTTTCAAGCCGATCAAGTGCAGTGCTGACGATGCAGTATTCGATGCGGTGCAGAAAGGCGGCGTGCCTGGCATGTACACAATCAATACCCGCTCCAAGCCGGGCAAGGATGGAAAACCGACGCTTACCGTAGTGGGCGCACAGTTTGCCAAGAAAGTTCCACTGTTCGACGCAGCTTAATGTGAAACGGCTGGGGTGTTCGCACCACCTCAGCCATCCCCGACAGGAGCAGGCAGATGAAGAATACCATCAAGAAAGGAAAGCTACACGGACAGCCCAGCCAGAAAACACGCTGGTCATATTGGATGCAGGCTATCGAGCCGAATTCTGAGGCCATCAACAAGGCCTTCCCTGACTACCACCCGCAGTGGGTGCAGATATCTCAGAAGCTCACGATCACGCCGGCCATGTTCAAAACTCTACGCACTACGCTCGGCATGAATAAAGAACAGTGCGCCGCATATTTGCGAGTGGCTTATAGAACCATTTGCAGATGGGAGAGTGGAGCGATACCGGTTCAATTTGCAGCCTTCGAACTTTTGCGAGTGATATTCGAAAGCGCTTCGTTCAAGCTTTCTCATCCAGAATGGGACGGCTGGTTTATCAGCGAACAAGGGCGTTTGGTGTCTCCGGACGTTGCCTGTTCATTTGATCCAGGCGAACTGAATTACTTCTCGTTCAATAAAAGCGAGTCCGCAATTCTGCGGAATGAACTCATTCTCATGCAGACCAGAGTGAGTGAAGCAATCGGAGAAAACACCCAATTGCGCAAGATGTTTGTAGCGCAGGGGGTTGTGGACGAACTCATCGCGATGCAAAACACGATCAATGAACTGATGGCACGCGTAGCAACTGCCAAAGTCATCCCCTTCCCCACGGCAAACGAACAGCCATTGGAGAAAACAGCATGAAGCCGGGACGCGACGTAACCCCTTACATGGGCAGCGCTGACATCAATACCAACGCTTCCATTTCACTGATGAAATTGTTCAAGCGGATCCGTCGCATCGACCGAACTTACAAACCATCCAGCCGATACCAGATGCGCCTCCAGCACAAACGCGCCGCACATCGTCTGTCATTGCACATCGTTAGGTAACAAGATGCGCTTCCTCACTCACACGGAATTGGCCGAACTCACCGAGCGCAAGCGGAAAAAGGACCAGATCGCCTGGCTAAAGAAGAACGGCTACCACTTCGCCATCGGAGCGAATGGACACCCCCGCGTACTGCGCGACCATGTGCATTCCCGTTTGTGCGGCGGCAGCATACCCGCTGCTCACTCTGCACCGGAGCCGAACTGGGGCGCTCTGTAATTCGGAATCATGGGACGCAAGCGCACAATCAATCACGATCTCCCGCCCAGGATGAATCGCAAGGGCAAGACGTACTATCACGTTTCGACCGACAGCCCCAGGAAATGGACGAAGTTGGGCCAAGACCTCGCCATCGCAAAACGCCTGTGGGCCGAGATTGAAGGCGAACGCCCTGACCCAAGCAACAGCACTTTTCGGGGCATCGCCGCGCGCTACCGCAAAGAGGTTTTCCCGACCAAGGCCTACCGCACCCAGCTCGATAACGAAAAAGAGCTCATCAAGTTGGAAGCGGTATTCGGAGCTATGCCGATCGATGCCATCAAGCCGTACCACATCAAGCGCTACCTGGACGAGCGTGGCAAGACTGCAAAAGTACGGGCAAACCGCGAGCGAGCGCTGTTCAGCCACGTTTTCAACTTCGCGCGGGAACACGGCTACACCGATGCGCCGAACCCCTGCGCAGGCATCAAGGGACACAAGGAAACCGGGCGTGACCGCTACGTCGAGGATGATGAATTCCTGGCCGTTTGGAGCAAGGCCGACTGCCCGGTGCAGGATGCCATGGACCTGGCCCACCTCACCGGCCAGCGCCCCGCCGATCTGCTCAAGTTCAACCGGAGCGATCTCCGCAACGGCATGCTGGCCCTCACGCAGAACAAGACGGGCAGGAAGTTGCTCATTGAGGTGGTCGGGGAGTTAGGAATCCTCGTAGAACGCATTTTGGGCCGCGAATATTACTCGGAAGGGTGCGATGCCCTGCTACAGGATGGAAACGGCCAGCGGCTTTCCTACGGTGCTTTGCGCTCACGCTTCGACAAGGCACGGGAAGCGGCCGGCGTGCACTTCCAGTTCCGGGACATTCGAGCCAAGACCGCGACCGATACCGAGAACCTGGCGCATGCTCAGCGCCTGCTCGGCCACTGTGGGGGAGTGTTTAATCTGGCACTAAGAGAGAACACCAAAAAAAGTGGGAAGAAGCCCACTGTTGCGGGATGTGGTGGGATATTCGGCTAATAATTCAGTTGGCACAAAAAAGCGCAAAAACGGTCACGGGTTGGCCGTTTTTGCATTTTATTTGGCACAGAAAACACGCTAAACGAACAGTACAGCAGTTGCACGCAGGGCTTCCAACCGTTCTTTCATATCGGGATACTGAGCACCGAAAGGCATCCAGGCGTCTACCAGGTCAACGATCTTCTTAGCAACATCAGGGGTTGGCGGTTCTTTAAGCTTCGATTCAGACATGCGTAGCACCATTTGAAGCATCAGCAAGCGACCTTCAGGCTGGGGATTAACCAGCGCCTCGACTTCATGTGAATAATCTACTGCCTGTTGCCGCAGGCGCTGCGGAGCATCACCAAACACCTCTTTTGAAACCCGCGCCAAATCTGTCTTGGTGCGGGTCTTACTTTTGGCGAAAAAATCAGGGTTCGTACCCAAGAATGAGTGGATCAACACCAGCACAGCTGCTGGCGGCTGATATTCGGTCAGGATGCCACCAGGACCGCCGCTTCCCTTCACTTCTCGCGCTTTCCAGCCTTCCTTCTTCGCACGCCACTTACACCCCTGCATTGTTTTCGGTAACTGAGCAATAAGTTGCTCTCCGAGCAGCGATAGCTCGGTTGCAGAAAACCAATTGTTCACTTCACTACTCATCTTGAAACGTAGTGAAGTGCAAGTTGTGAATTAATTCTATGTTGTGAAGCTTGTAATGCATTGTTTTATTTATATTAGTTAAAATAGTTTAAAAATAGAAGTAGTGAAGCTTGACAAGTATTGAAGCTGGGTTGTAAAGTTCGTCCATGTCAATCGGGAACAGCATGTTAAACAAACCAAAAAAACCAGCCTCAAAAGACTGGCATCGCGCAGACGTAATTGCAGAGGTGCGCAAAGCAGGCAGCAACCTACATAAACTCTCTCGTTCGCATGGTTTAAGTGGTGGCGCATTAGGTAATGCCCTCTATATGCCAGCCCCGCGATACGAGCGCCTGATCGCCGAATTTCTCGGCACCACCCCGCAAAAAATCTGGCCCAGCCGCTACCACACCGATGGCACACCAAAGAGCGGGCGGGGTGAACGCGGACTTGGTCGTTACAAGGCTAAGTTTAACGGTTCTGCACAACAGAACAACGTCAATTTTAACGGGGGTAAATGACGGTGGATTCCCGGACGCTTGACCTCTTCTCCGAAAACATCACCCGCCCAGGTTCGCTCGGTTGCCGAGCCGAGGTGGCTGCCACCCTTGCGGACGCCATGAAGCGAGCCGCCGAGCGCGGGATCAGCCGAGAAGAGATCGCGGCCAGGATGAGTAACTACCTGGGCGAAAAGATCAGCGTCGGCACCCTGAACGGCTATGCCGCCCCATCCCATACCTCGCAAGCCGCAGAAAACGGCGTTCCGGCGCGGGACATCAGCCTGATGCGGGCGATGGCCTTCGATGCCGCGGTGGAAGAGGACGTGCTGATCGGCCTATTCGCCGAGAAACGCGGCGGGCGCAGGGTGGTGAGCAGTGAGGATGCCGCCCTACTGGAGTGGGCGCATCTGCACCGGCAAGAGAAGGAACTGGCCGAGCGCAAAAAGGTGCTGGAAGCGGTGTTCAAACTGAAAGGGGGGCGGAAGTGAGCCGCTTTAATCCTATGCTTTGCTGGGACTATCAAATGCAAGCACGAGCACTTTTCGGAATGCAGCTCCTGCGTCAATCCAATCCTCAGGAAAAAGGCTTTCGCTCCAATTTGCGAGCAAGGACTCGCCGTGCAATGAAAATTGCTGCTGCAAAGCGGCGCGATTCGGGTGGGTTTCAATGATGGATACCAGAAATGCCAACACCGGGAGGTGTGGCATGAAAACCCACTACTCCGCCGCCGAACTGGCCGCAATGAAGCTTTCAGGACTGCCAACTAGCGTGCGCGGAATGATAGATCGCGCCCGCAAGGATAGCTGGACATCACGCCAGGTGCCCGGCAAGGGCGGCAAGGGTGGGATGCGCACGGAATACCAGCCGCCGGAGGGAGTGCTGGATAAGATTCTGTTCTATATAGTGACGCAACAGATCGAAAGGGAACATGAAAATGCCTATCCAACAGATAACACGGGAAAATGTAAGGAAATATCAGGCGCTGAAGATGCCTTGCGATCTGGAGTTGTTGCATCTGGTGCTGTTCGCGGGAAGTTGGAAGCTGCCGAGGTTCCTGACGGACGCCAACGCTTCGATCATGCCCTCATACAAGGTGGGAAAGGTGACGATACCAGCAAAAATTGTGGATTATCTGGAGATACCAAGAAAGTTCGATATCCAGCGCCTGAACCGGCTGAAAAAGACGGGGTGGATCAGGATAGAGCGCGGGCAATTGTGGATGACGCAAGCGGGGATCAGCGCGTCACCGCTGTGGCTAAGTTACAGCCAGGCTCAGTCCGTGAAACGTCAGTTAAAAACACATTTCAAAATCAATCCTCTGAGCCATCGAGTTCCCTGGGGGCAAATAACAAGCTTGTTTCTGCGGGAAGAAACAATCAAGACTCCGCTGGAGCGCTGGTTCGATCAGAGGCTCACCATCCTGCCGTAAATCTTGCCGATCTATCACGGGAAGACCGTGAATGTAACGAGGCGCGCGCCCGGATAGTACGGTACGTAAAACATCATCCGGGATCGGCAACAGCTGCTATTGCCGAACTGAATACGCTGCGCAATTTGGGGAAAATGCCCAAGGGTATGGAGTGGGCATTCGACCATGCCTGGGACAAGCCTCGCGGCAATGCCCTCTGCCGCGATACGCTGAACAAATGGATTAGCCTCAAGAATAAAACTGGAAGCTATGCGCCGCTCAAGCCGAAGAAGGATTGCAGCGTTAAACCGTGGCATCCGCTGGCAGTTGAGTTACGCCGCCGTCCGCAAGGTAGCCATCTGACATGGCTACATGAGCAACTTTGCTCAAACTGGCAGGATGCCTGGGGTGAGCCTGTCAGCTATGACGTGGTGCGCCGGTTCTTTAAGGAAAAATTCAGCCAACTCGATCAGCTTAAAGGCCGCTGGACAGGTTCGCAGTTGCGCTCCAAAAAGTTCTATCAGCACCGCAGCCGCGAAGGATTGGTGCCCGCTCAGGAAGTGCATGGCGACGGCTGGAACACGCACTTTACTGCTCCACACCCGGTTACAGGTGAGTTCGTTACCTACGAGGTGTGGCACTTCCACGACGTGGCAACGCGCTACACACCCGCTCCCGGCATAGGTTTGACTGAGAAATACGAAGTCATCGCCAAGGGTGTAGAAAACTTCATCCGCGAACTCGGCATGCCGATGATCGTACAGGTTGACTCCACCAAGGTGGTCAAGGATTCCGACAGGTTCACCAAGCACCCAATCCTAAGCCTGGAAGAGCGTATCGGCTTCACCATCGTGCATCCCAAGGAAGTCGGCAATTCGCAGGCCAACGGCATTTGCGAGAACTTCAACATCAGTTATCTGGACAAGCGCGCCAAGGAGCTGGCGACCTACCAGAACCCAAAGAGCATGGACGAACTGTCGTTCAAGCGCGTTAAAAAAATAACCACTGAAATGGTAAAGGCCGCGAACAAGGGCGATCTGGCGCTGCGCGACCAGCTCAAGCGCGATGCTGTGCGCATGGGTAAAGGGATGGTGTTTGACAGCTGCCAGGAGGCCATCGAGTGGATATTGCGCATCGTTAACGAGTTTAACGATAAGCCCCACCGCGAATTGCCCAAGGTGCGCTGCCCGCAAACGGGCCGTATGCGCCATCAGACGCCACGCGAAGCGCTGGCTGAATTCCGCGCCAAGGGTTGGGAGCCCATGCTGATGGGTGACACCCCAGAGGCGCACGAACTGGCGCTGGTGGACGCCTTCCGCCCGCGCGCCATCGTTAAAGTCACGCGCGAAACCGTCAGCCCCTACGGCGGAATGCGTTTCAAAAACAAGGAAGTGCTCGGCCATTGGAACGACAAGCATGTCGTGGTCATCTACGACATCCACGAGTGGCGCAGCGTGCGCATCGCCGACCTGAACGGCGAATACATCTGCATGGCCGAATTTGTCGAGGCCACTGGATACCGAACAGTCACCGCCTACGAAGATGCCGAAGCCAAGCGCGCCAAGTCCCGCATCCGCCTGCGCGAAAAGCAGATCGACCAGATCAAGGCGCGCACGCCGGGCGCAGCCATCGAGGCGCCAAAGCCATCAGCAGACCACGCCCAGCTCATGGCGGAAGCGCGGAATCTGTACGCCGAGGGCGTGGTGATCGACATGCCTGTGCCGCGCCAGGTGCAGCAGGATGCGGCCGCCGCCACGCCGCTGGAAGGCATGAACAACGAGCAGAAGTACGACCTCTGGCTTGAACTGGACGGCATCGTCCGCAGCGGAGCGGATTTAACGGATGCATGGCAGCAACGCTTCCATGCAGGGTTCCAAAAGACTTCGGCATATCGCTCGATCCGGGCGATGCGCCAAGAAGAAAGCCCAACAGAGTTACAGCTCTGATGGGCCGATGAAGCAGTAGCAATCAACTACGGGAGCAATTATGAAGCAAACAAACAGCAGCACACAAGCAGCACCGGCAGGAATCGCCCCGCTGGCAAACATCGCAGTAGCCGAGCGCGCCATCAGCCGCGCCCTCGGGCGCGGCATGCACCAGCCCGGCATGGTGGTGATGAACGGCCCCTCCGGCTACGGCAAGAGCATGGCCGCCGCTTGGGTCACCGCCCGCAACCGCGCCTACTACGTGCAGGCGAACGACTTCTGGACCAAGAAGGCCATGCTCAAGGACATCTGCCGCGCCCTCGGCCTGCAGTTCAAGCCCGGCGACACCGTGGACGAGATGGCCAAGACGGTCGTGGCGCAACTGGAGCAGTCCGGCCGCCCGCTGATCATCGACGAATTCGACTACGTGGTGGACAAGAACCTGGTCGAAGCCGTGCGCAGCATCTATGAGGGTTCCAAGGCCTCCATCCTCATCATCGGCGAGGAAGCGCTGCCGCAGAAGCTCAAGAAATGGGAGCGATTCCACGGCCGCGTGCTCGACTGGTACCCGGCCCAGCCCGCCAGCATCGACGACGCGCGCGAGCTGGCCAAGCTCTACTGCCCGCACGTCACCGTTGCCGACTGCCTGCTGGGCAAGCTGGTGGACAAGGCGCGCGGCAGCGTGCGCCGTATCAGCACCAACCTGGAAACCATCCAGGAAGAGGCGATGGGCAACGCCTGGGACAAGGTCACCCTGGAGCTGTGGGGCAACCGTCCGATCCATACCGGCGAACCACCCAGGAGAGCGTGATGGAGGAAGTCATAACACGCCGAGGATTTGTGATGGTCGATGGATCAGTTTTCTACGCGGAGGCGCTGGTATTTATGGGAGGGCAAATAGTAAGTGTCGGGCGCATTGATGCGGACAAGGTGCGCGTCTGCCGACTTGATGGGACTGAAATCTGCATCGCAGAAGCGCATGAAGGAGGCAACCATGCGTAAACCCATCCACCTCGAACTTGCGGGCGGCAAGAGCCAGCGCCAGCGCATCTGGGAGCTGATCCGCAAGTACCCGTTCAGCTTCAGCCAGATGGATGTCACGCCCGGTGGCGTGCCGGACGACACCGCGCGCGACTACCTGCGGGGTCTCACCAAGGCCGGCTACATCGAGGTGCTGCAGCAGCCCAAGCCGAACCACACCCAGACACTCTGGCGGCTGATGAAAGACCCCGGCGCCGAAGCTCCGCGCGTGCGCAAGAACGGCGAGGCAGTCACCCAGGGCCACGGAAACGAGGCCATCTGGGGGGCGATGCAGGCGCTTGGCGTGTTCACCTACCGGGTGTTGGCAGAAATGTCCGGCGCCACGATGCAGACCGTTAAATCCTACTGCGTCGCCCTGCAGCGCGCCGGATATTTAACGGTCGAACAGCCCAGCAAGCATAAGCGGAGCGGCGGCACCGATGCCAAATACCGCCTGCTCAAGAGCAAGGTCACCGGCCCGCGCCCGCCGATGATCACCCGCCTCAAGGCCGTGTACGACCCAAATATCCACCAGATCGTGTGGCAGCAGGACGCTGACGATGCGCTCGAAGCAATGGAGGCCGCATGAACGCCCCCGAGAAGATCATCGTGCGCAGCCTGCCGTACAAGGATGAACGCTGGTTCAAGTTGCTGGAGCAGGCCGTGGCCGAGACCAGCAAGACGGCAGTGGCCAAGAAGCTCGGCTACTGCCGCCCAGCCATCAGCCAGATCATGAACGGCATCTATATCGGCAAGCCCGACAAGATCGCCGCGCGCGTGCTGGAGATCATGGACTGCTGGCCGTGCCCGTACCTAAACACCGACATCACCGCAGAAGACTGCCGCGCCGTGCACTCGGGCGAAACGCCCAGCCACGACCCGGCCCGCCTGGCACACCGCCGCATGTGCCGCACCTGCAACCGCAAGGAAGGAGTGACAAATGGTTGACCACGCACCGCGCATCCGTGCGCAGCAACAAGCAGAGCAGGAAAACGCCGTCATGGCGGAGCTGGAGAAGCGCAGCGCGCCGCTGCACTGGGCGCTGCTGGTGGCCGTGGCCGCCCTGGCGCTGGCCGAGATCGCGGGCCAGTCGGGCGCATTCGTCGCCCACTACAACGAGCTGTCCCTCGCCAACGAGAAGCTGGTGCAATGCATGAACGGCAGCCTGACCAACGTCGGCGGCGTACTCGTGAGCTGCAACGAGCACGTCAGCACCCTCGTCGCGCAGTTAGGGCCGGAGGTGCAGCCATGAACGCCGTGGTCGAGATCCCGCGCCGCCACCAGGGCGCGCAGCGCTTCCAGATCGCCAGCCAGGCAGACCGCTGCGTGGCATGGCTGCGTGCACAAGGCTTCGACGTCCTGGCCATCCAGGCCGGCCCGCGCATCACCATCCGCTACAGCGACCTGTGCGAGCAGCTCGAAGGCGTGGTGGAAGGCTACCAGCGCACCCCCAAGGGCGAGACCCGCTACAAGATGGCCTCGCGCTTCGACTGCGCGGTGGTCTGGATCGTCTCGGAGGTGCGGGCGAAGCGGCCTGCCTTGTCGCTGTTCAAGCGGGCGGTGCAGAGCCTGTGCGCGATGATGGAGGTGTGCGCATGAGCCGCATCATCGACCTCAAGCAGTACGACGTCCTGACCTCGCTGCGCACCAAGGTCTCCGCCGCTGTTGCGGCCAACAATCCGGAAGAGACCCACCGCACCATCGGCATGGTGCAGGGCTACCTGATCGGCCTGCACACGGCCGGCGAGATCGACACCGGCGACGTGCAGTCGCTGGAAGCCGAGACACTGGCGAACGTGCAGTTCCTGCTCAACGCACGGAAGGCGGCCAATGCTCACTGATCTGAAAGCCGAGATCCGCGCGGCGCTGGCCGGGACGACCAGCCAGCAGCCCAGGGACACTGCCGCCGTCATCGAGCACACCCGCCGCCAGCGCGGCCGCGTCGAGGCCGCCCTGCTGGAGATGTACCAGGCGCAGCAGGTCTACTGCTGCAAGATCATCAAGGGCCGCGACGAACGCATCGTCTGGTGGATCGCGGGCAGCGTGGAAAAGCAGACCGACTTCTACGGCAAGAAAAACACGCCGTCCGCACCGAAGGTCACAAAGCGCGCCATCCCGAAGATGCCGAAGGCAAAGGTGAGCCGCATGTCCGGTGTGTCCGTCGAAGTGAAAGACCTGATCTGCGCACAGCCCGGCCTGACCATGCCTGAGGTGTACGAAAGGCTCAACAAGAAGGCCGCCGAAGAACATAGGGTTCGTGTCGCCATCAATTCCCTGGTCAAGCTCGGCCACATCCATGCCGAGGGCGTTAAACGGCACTATCGCTACTACCCAGGGGAGCAGGCATGAAAGCCACCTGCCCAGCCTGCGGAGCCGTGGCCAGCCTCGACGTGCTGCTAGGCCACGAAGGCGCGCGCGATGCCGTCATGGTAGCGCTGCAGCTGCCGGCGCCGCTGGGCAAGCTGCTGGTGCAGTACGTCGCCCTGTTCCGCCCGGCGCAGCGCCAGCTCTCGCTGGACCGCGTGGCAAACCTGCTGGGCGAGCTGCTGCCGCTGATCGCCGAGGCCAAGATCGAGCGCAACGGCCGCATCTGGTCCGCCCCTCAAGAATACTGGGCGGCGGCGCTGAACGAGATGCTGGCCAAGCGCGACGCGCTCACCCTGCCGCTCAAGAGCCACGGCTACCTGCTGGCGGTCATCGAAGGCTACAGCAACAAGGCCGAAGCCAAGCAGGAAGCCGGCACCGAGGCGCGGCGCGGCGGCTATACGCCAGTGGGCGGCGCAGCCGCAAAGCCCGTCGAACTGGTGCTTGGCCCGCAAACCACCAAACCGCGCAGCGTCATGCCGGATCACGTCAAAGCAGCAGCCAACCTGAAAGGAGTCAGCAACGATGGCAACCAGTGACCAGCTTCTATCCATGCTCTCGCGCCACATCGGCAAGGGCAACGGCATCGGCGTCAGCCGCCTCGCAATACGGCTGGGCACGCAAGAGCGCCACATCCGCACCCTGGTGAGCGAGCTGCGCGACGAAGGCCACGCCATCTGCGGCACGCCCAAGGACGGCTACTACATCGCGGCCACGCCGGACGAGCTGGAGCAGACCTGTGAATTCCTGCGCAACCGCGCCATGCACAGCCTGCGGCTCGAAAGCCGCCTGCGCAAGATCCCGCTGCCCGACCTGATCGGCCAGCTGCATGTGCCGACTTAACGAAACTATTTCGCACGCAATACCCGTTAAACGAAACCGAAGGAGAACACCGTGGCAACCGCACCAAAGACCAGACTTAAAGCCAAGGCACAGATCGACGTGCCGCAAAACAACGGCGAGGCCGCTGCCGACATCAAGCAGATCGGCGACTTGCAGCGCCAGCTCCTGCGCATGCAGGCCGAAATGAACGATGCCATCGCGCACGTCACCCAAAGCTACCAGGCCCCTCTGGAAGCCCTGGGCAAGCAGATCGGCGGCCTGCAGGAAGGCGTCCAAGCCTTCTGCGAGGCGCACCGCGACGACCTGACCAACGGCGGCAAGGTGAAGACCGCCAACCTCATCACCGGCGAGATCCAGTGGCGCCAGCGCCCGCCCAGCGTGCGCATCACCGGCGCGGATGTGGTGATCGAGACGCTTACCCGCCTCGGCCTGATCCGCTTCGTGCGCGAGAAGCTCGAAGTCAACAAGGAGGCGATCCTTTCCGATCCTGACGGCGTCAAAGGCGTGGCGGGCATCAGCATCGTCAGCGGTGTCGAGGACTTCGTGATCACCCCGTTCGAGCAAGAGGTGGTGGCATGAACACGTTTTTCACGGTCGTTGGGATTGTCGCCATCCTGGTGGTCTGCGGCACCGGCGCGCTGTGGGCGCTTGGCTTCGTCGAGATCCACTTCACAAACTTGGAGGATTACCCATGAAATTCTCGGTACAGGAACTGCGCCCCGAGGTGCTGGGCTTCGCGCTGCTGATGGAAGCCCGGCTGCGCGATAAAGATGCGGACAAGGGGCAGTCGTGGAAGAACATGACAGCACGCGACCTGCTGGTGCAGGCAGGCACGAAGGGCTTGCAGTGTGAAGATGCGCTCAGGAAGGGTCGCCAGCATGTGTCCCATGCGGTCGACCTGGCCAACTACGCCATGATGATCGCGGACGTGGCGGGTGCGCTTGAAACCGGCGAAGCCAACGGCGGAGAAGGCTGGGCCGGACTGGACCAGGTGCAGATGCCATGAGCATCTTTCTGTTCAACTTCAAAAAGCAGTTCGCGCCAGCCGTCGAGAGCGGCGCGAAGCGCCAGACCATCCGCCGCAACCGCAAGGATGGCAGGCGCCCCGTGCCGGGCGATACCGCAAAGCTCTTTACCGGCCTGCGCAGTAGCAGCACAAGGCTGCTGCGCGCCGAGACGGTGACCGAGTGCCTGCATGTCCGCATGGACATGGACGCCCGCGTGATCGTGCTGGACGGGCGTGCGCTGGAGGTGTTCGAGGCCACACGATTCGCCCAGGCGGACGGATTCAGCAGTATGACAAGCATGCTGCAGTGGTTCCGCGACCAGTACCAGACATACGACTTTGAGGGCTTCTGCGTTCGCTGGAACCCGCAAGAAAGCCACGGCTAAAGGGCACGCCGTGGTTCGCATTACCCGCCCATGCAGCACATTAACTATCTATCCCAAGGAGCAATACATGAACCAAGCAGAACTGATCACCGCACTCTCCGCCGCAGCCAGCCTGACCAAGAAGGAAGCCGACGGCATCCTCAAGAAGCTTGGCGAAGTGGTCGCGGCCGAACTGATCGAAGGCGGCGAAGTCACCCTGCCCGGCCTCGGCAAGCTGCACGTCGAGCGCAAGGAAGCGCGCAAAGGCCGTAACCCGTCCACCGGCGCCGAGATCGACATCCCCGCCAAGAACGTGCCGAAGTTCAGCGCGGCCAAGGCACTGAAGGACGCAGTGAACGGCTAAACCTTCGCCTGCAGCCCGTTAGAGATAGCGGGTTGCGGGAGACGGTTTAACGGAGAGCGACATGGCAATAACCAAGGAACGGTGGGCAGAAATCGAGAAGAACCTCAGCATGCCGTATGGGTTGGTTGAACTTGTCTGCGACGGATACAAGATCAATGCACAAGTTCAGTACGGCAAGATGAAGCTGGTCATAACGATCTATGTGGACGGGGCGATCAGGGGAGAATGGGTGTTCAACTCATCCAACAGCGATATACCGCGCAAGTTTCTTTGCGAAAAGAAGCGCCCGGCCTGCGGGGCAAAGATGCGCGCCTGGTACCAGAAAGAAAGCAAGTCGCGGTTTTGGACAAAGGAGCAGCGCGCAGACTATGCCGCCAAGGCAAAAGAGACCTCATCGAGCTGGTTGCCGTATTGGTCGAATGCCAAGGCATTCTGCCGCCACATCCGCAAGACCTGCACCAGCATCGAGCTGGTGAAGATTGGCTACTGACATGAGCCGCCCGACCAAATACCCGAAGCCCGACCTCAAGCGCCGCGAGATCACGCTGATCCAGATCGCGCGGCAGCAGCTCGGCATGGACGATGCAACCTACCGCGACATGCTGTGGTCGGTAGCTCGGGTGAAGAGCAGCACCGAGCTGGACTTCGCCGGACGCAAGAAGGTGCTCGACCACCTCAAGGCGTGCGGCTTCAAGGTCGCCGCCAAGGTCAACGAGTGGAAGTTCATCGACACCGCCGCCCCCGACCGCCAGCCGCTGCTGCGCAAGATCTGCGCAGTGTGCCGCAGCATGAAGGTGGGCAAGGCGTATGCCGAGGGCGCGGCCAAGCGCCAGACCGGCGTGGATCGCAAACTGGAGATGATGGATGAAGGCCAGCTGTGGCTACTGGCCGGGGTGCTGGAGCGCACCAGGAAGAGCAAGGAGCAGGCGAAGTGAACACGGCCACCACCGCCCCCGTCAATTTGCTGGAGATCGTCGAGATTATCGGCGAGGCCGCCGCGCTCAAGCTGGTTGAGCGCTACGCAGGGCAGCGCATCCGCATACCGGCGTTGAGCAATGCCACGGAAGAGCACGCGCTTGCCCAGTGCATTGGCCTCGACGCGCTGCACAGATTGATCGGACTGGATGGCGGACGTTGGATGTACGTGGCCAGATGCGCGCGCGGTCTGCGCGATCAGCGCGACCGTGAAATCGTCACCCTCTACAGCCCCCCGCACAATGTATCGGTCAACGAGTTGGCGCAACGCTACAACCTCAGCTACCGGCGCATTGAGCAGATACTCGGCAGTACGGTGGTGGATGACAGGCAGGTGAGTCTGTTTTAAGGTTCAACCTTTTTTGGGAGAACAGCATGGTTAACAAGGAACATTACGAGGCTGCCTACTGGCGCGTTGTGTCAGGAATAGAAGCCCCGAAAGACCGGCTGGAGGCAATGCTGACTGAGTTGGTTGCAGCTCATTTTCCTCTTCAGGACCCAAAGAAAGAGCAGAGGATAGTCAAAGCATACCTTCCTGAAGGGATGTGGCGATGGCCTGCGTATGACACATTTGTAGCGGAGCGCGACGCGGAGTTTGATGATATAGAACCTAGCGACACGCCTGACTATAGGGAAATGGTGGTGTTTCTGGCGCGGCGAATTTCCATGATCGCTTACAACCTCGGACATGAGGCTCAATTGAGATCGAACACGCGGCTATTCCCTAACTGGAAATTCGTCGCTTCTGGCGTAACAGAGATACCGGAAAAATGCCTCCAGATGAATGGCAAAGTATTTCGGCACGATGATCCCATCTGGGATGGTTTCCCGCCATGCGAGTGCTTGGAGTGCTGTTGCCATATCACGATAGCCACAGGGAGAGACATTGACAGCAGTGCCAAATAGGCCGCAAAATCCGCTTAAGTGCTTAAGAACACGAACAGCGTAAGCGGATTCCGCGCCCGAAAGCTGTGGTTTTTTTTCGTCCATAAGTTCATCTATGGCCGGGTGTGCGAGGAATACAAGAGGGGCTTGCCCCGAATAACTCCGCCGACTTACGCCGGTTCTTAAACACCCGGCCACCTACGGCCTTCGTGGGTTCCCTTAAGAAGGAGCGTAAGATGAACCAGCTAGTCCACCAGTCAGGCGACCGCCTGATCGTTACATCCCTCGAAATATCTAACCACTTCGGCAGGCAGCATAAGAACGTGTTGCAGGCCATCGAAAACCTTGAATGCTCGGATGGATTCCGCCGGCTGAATTTTCAGCCGGTTAAATACAGCGACGGCAAGGGAGAAAAGCGTCCCGCTTACGAGCTCACCCGCGACGGCTTCACCTTCCTCTGCATGGGCTTCACCGGCCAGCAGGCCGCCGTGTGGAAGGAGCGCTACATCGAGGCGTTCAACCAGATGGAGGCGGCGCTGCGCGGCCAGCCACCGGCCCAGCAGCTCACCCTCGCCCGCGAGATCGGCCAGCTGCGCGACATGATGAACCGGCAGCAGGAGATCATCATCGGCCTGTTCGAGCGGCTGGATGCCTCGCGCCGGGGCCATCTGCGTGCCCAATCGCGGCTGACCAACGTGCTCGCCCGTGAAAGCCGCCTGACCGCCGCACTGGAAAAGCGCCAGGCGCGCGACAGCATCATCGCGATGGAGGCCGAAGGCATCCCGCGTGATGTGATCTGCATGACCACAGGCCGCACGCTCAACCATGTGCGGCAGGTGGTGTGGCAGGCGCGGCGCGACGGGCTGTTGCCGTCGCCCCAGGGCGAACTGGAGATCGGGGGTGCAGCATGACGACCGCCCACCCCATGCCCGGCGCTTGGTACGATCTCACCGTGCGTATCCATGAGGCGCAGGCAGTGACCTCCTGCGCGCTGGAATCGCTGCCCTGCGGCGAGGGTATCAATTACGACCGCGTCAACCATTCCAGCCTGCTAATCTCGACCGTGCAAGACCTGTTGCATCTGATGGATGCCGATGCCAGAATGATCGAAACGCAGTTGAAACTCTAACCCTCACCCTCCGCCCTCTCCCGTTGGAGAGGGAACCACCTCACCCAGCCCCGCCCAGTGCGGGGCTTTGTCTTTGTACCGAAGCGCTTCGGTATCGTTCACCCTCCCGCGCGCGCGTAACCTCGCGTGCCATGAACACACCACAACAGCAGCGCTCTCGCCCCAGCCCTCTCCCATCGGGAGAGGGGGGTAGTGTTTGCGGAACCTGCGCCAGCTGGACGCGCCACGGCGATTCCCTTATGCCGGAACACGGCCAATGCGCCAAGCGCTCTGTCGGCTACTACACGCACCAAAGCAATGCCTGCACCTTCAACCCCGTCCTATGGAGAAAAGCGTGAAGCGAATCAACTTGCCCCGCATGACCGACTGGATCGTCATTACGATCCTGCTGACCTTCTGGATTTACAGCCTTGCTCCCCAGCAACTGCCGGTCAGCCTCTACAAGCTATCCCTCATCACCACTGCAGCAGTGGTTGGCTACTGGATCGACCGCTCGCTGTTCCCGTATGCCCGGCCGGACAATCCCCGCATCGACAAGTATGACCTGCTGATCGCCGCCGCCATGCTGCGCCGCGCCATCATCGTTGGCTGTGCCATGCTGGCTGTGAGTCTGGGGGTTTAACGGTGCGCCTGTCCCGCAAACATGCACGCATCGCGCTCTGCATCGTGCTGGTGCTGGTGCTGTTGCCGCTGCTGGCGCTGGCGAACCCTCTCCCCAGCCCTCTCCCGCAAGCGGGAGAAGGGGTAAAGGTTCCCCGCGACGCGGTGCGCCATCAACGCGATCTGACGCGCCATGCCCGCGCTGTGTGGGGCATGGATGCGCCCGTCGCCATGTTCGGCGCGCAGATCCACCAGGAGAGCCGCTGGCGCGTCAACGCGCAGAGCGTGGTGGGTGCCCAGGGCATCGCACAGTTCATGCCGCAGACGGCCACGTGGATCTCCGGCGCGTACAAGCTGGGCGAGCCGCAGCCGTACAACACCGGCTGGGCGCTACGCGCACTGGTCACCTACGACCGGCATCTGTGGCAGCAGATCGATGCGGCCACGCCGTGCGACCGCGCCGCCATGACGCTCTCCGCCTACAACGGCGGCTTGGGCTGGGTGTACCGGGACCAGACGCTGGCCGCGCGCAACGGCCACGACCGCACCCGATGGTTCGGCAGCGTCGAGCTTTTTAACGCTGGCCGCAGCAAGGCTAACTTCGCCGAGAACCGGGACTATCCACGCGTCATTCTCACCAAATGGCAGCCGACCTATGCGAGCTGGGGAGGTGCGATCGCATGCTGCTGAATCCCAAGTTTTGGCTGGCCGTGCTGTTCATTGCGCTTGCCGCCGCACTGGTCGGTATCGGCTATGCCTGGGGCGACAAGAATGCGTCGTCCACTTGTGCGGAAGCCAAAGACCAAGCGCGGCGGGTCGCGCAGGCCAAAGTGGGCGAAACCAACACACTCCGCGAAGAAGTCGCCCAGTCGCGCGAAACCTCGCGCGAGCAGATCCGCATCGTGTACCGAACCATCCGGGAGAAAGCCCATGAAAACCCTGTTTCCGCTGCTTACGGCCTTGATGCTGACGGCCTGCGCCTTTGGAACGCCGCCAACGCGGGAAACCCCGCGCCCCTGTTCGGCAAACTTGACTACCGATTGCCCGGTACCGCCGCCGGCCAAGTCGGGCAAGTTGGCGGACTTGCTGGACAACCACATCGAGGCGATGGAGCTATACAGCCAGTGCCGCGACCAGCTCAAGAAACTGGCGGAGTGCGCGAACAGTGAAACCGGAAGATAGAGCGCAGCAGCTGGAGCTGGAAGAGTGGGAGGCGCGTCAGAAGCAAGCCATCCTGCCGAAGCCGATAAGGGAATCGGCAAAGTGGTGCGCCGGCCCAGGCTGTGGCGAACGCATACCGGAGGCGCGGCGGCTCGCTGTGCCGGGCGTGCAGTTCTGCGTCGAGTGCCAGGAATGGAACGAATTTATGCAGGGCAAACACGATAAGGGGCGTGGCGATGGGCATTGATATTGAGTTGGCAAAGTTTCTGTTCCAGGTGCTCACGTTCCTGATGACCGGAGGCATCGGCATCTACGTGTACCTATCCAACAAGGACAAGGTCACGAACGACCGTATCGGCAAACTGGAAGACGACCTCGACCTTAAGCTGGATGGTCATGGCGAGCGCATCGCAACACTGGAAAGCAGCGCGATCAAGCACAGGGACTTGGCCGAGTTGCACGAGAAGATCAACAGCGTGAGCGGCGACATGAAAACGCTTTCCGGTGAATTCAGCGCCGTCCGCAATCTGCTGATGATGCTCAACGAATACATGGTCAAGGGGGGCAAATGAGCTACGCAAACGAGATCGCCGCCGCCCGCCGCCTGGCTGTCCTGCTGGCGCTGTACTTCGCACCGGGCTACACCCTCAACCGCGCCGTGCTGCGCAAACAGGTCGAGATGACCGGCTACGTCACCAGCGCGGACAAGATGGCATCCGAACTTGCCTGGCTGGCCGAGATGGGGCTGGTCGAGCAGCTTGAGCTGGACGCCGCGCGCCTCACGGATCGCGGCGAGGATGTCGCGCTGGGCCGAGCGCAGACGCCGGGCGTGCGCCGCCCATCGCCGGGAGAGACCAATGGCCCACGGTGATGATGCCCGCCGCGCCGTTCGCGCGGCTTATGTCTTTGATCAGCTCGCACTTGAGGCTGCCGCAGCCAAGGAAGGCGTGCCCTATGCGACCGTGCGCAACTGGAAGCGCGCAGGCAAAGAGATGGGCGACGACTGGGACAAGGCACGCGCCGCGCAGATGATCGCCGGCGGCGGCATCGAAGACGTGGTGCGCCAGACGCTGGGCATCGTGGTTCAGCAGGTGCAGGCCACGGTGCAGGCCATCCAGGAGGCGGACGATATGTCGCCTGCCACCAAGGTGGACATGCTGGCCAGCCTCGCCGATGCCTACAACAAGTTGATGGCCGCGAGCCGCAAGATGATGCCGGAGACGGACAAGCTTGCCGTGGCGACTGATGTCGTTAAACGGCTGGCCGATTTCACGCGTACCAAGCACCCCAAGCACGCATCGGCGCTGATCGAGGTGCTGGAGCCGTTTGCGGATGAGCTGGCGAAGGCATATGGCTAACGCCACCTCCCGCCGCGCCTTCCTCGAAGAGATCGGCAAGCTCGCCCAGGAGTTCCGCCTGCAGATTGAGGCGGAGGTAGACGGCTTCGACCCCGATCCGGCTGCGCTGACGGCGCGCCGCTCGCAGGCGATGAACGATTACCGCTTCTTCGCCCGCACCTACTTCCCGCACTACATCAAGCACGCCGAGGCGGCGCTGCACACCTACCTCTACGACCGGCTACCGGAGATCGTGGACAGCGGCGAAGGCGATCACGAAGCCATCGCAGCCCCGCGCGGTAACGCAAAGTCCACGCTGGTCACGCAGATCTTCGTGATCTGGTGCATCGTCACCGGCCGCAAGCATTACCCGATCATCGTCATGGACGCGCTGGATCAGGCCGCCACGATGCTGGAGGCGATCAAGGCCGAGCTGGCATTCAACCCGCGCCTGGCGATGGACTTCCCAGAGGCGACCGGAGGCGGACGTGTGTGGCAGGTCGGCACGATCATCACGGCCAACGATGCCAAGGTGCAGGCATTCGGCAGCGGCAAGCGCATGCGCGGCCTGCGCCACGGCCCGCACCGCCCCGATCTGGTGATCGGCGACGATCTGGAGAACGACGAGAACGTGCGCAGCCCGGACCAGCGCGACAAGCTGGAGAACTGGCTGAAGAAGACGGTGCTGTCCCTGGGCGCGGCCGACGATTCGATGGATGTGATCATCATCGGCACCATCCTGCACTACGACTCGGTGCTGTCGCGCCTGCTGAAGAACCCGCTGTGGACATCGAAGAAGTTCAAGTCTATCGAGCGTTGGCCGGACAACATGCACCTGTGGGAGAAGTGGGAGGAAGCCCTGCTCAACCTCGGCCCCGAAGTCGCCCTGGCGTTCTACCAGGCGAACAAGCTGGAGATGGAAGCCGGGGCCGTGGTGTGCTGGCCGGAAGGCCAGCCGCTGTACAAGCTGATGGTCAAACGCGCCCGCGATGGCCGCGCCGCCTTCGATAGCGAACAGCAGAACGATCCGGTATCAGGCGATGACGCACCGTTCGCCAACAGCATCAACTTCTGGGTGAACCGCCTGAAGGAGTGGGTGTTTTACGGCGCCTGCGACCCCAGCCTGGGAAAGGCCGGCGCGAGCCGCGACCCTTCCGCTCTCGGCATCGGCGGCTTCAACCGCCACACCGGCGTGCTGGACATCGTCGAGGCCGCGATCAAGAAGCGCCTGCCGGACAGGATCATCGAAGACATCATCGCCATGCAGGCAGAGTATCACTGCGTGCTGTGGGTGATCGAGACGGTGCAGTTCCAGGAGTTCCTGAAGACCGAGCTGGTGAAGCGCTCTGCTGCGCGCGGCATCCCGGTACCGGCGCGCGGCGTGCAGCCGCATACCGACAAGCTGCTGCGCATCGAGACGCTGCAGCCGCACATGGCGAACAGTCTGATCCGGCTGCACCCCAGCCAGACCACGCTGATCGACCAGTTCCGCCACTTCCCCAAGGCCGACCACGACGACGGGCCGGACATGGTGCATATGCTGTGGATGGCGGCGTTGAGCGGCGGGGCAATGAATGAATATCAATCTGCAGGCCGCCGCGTGTCCGAATCGCGCGGCATGGCGGGATATATGTGAGGTGAACTATGGCTGAAACCCTGGACAAGGAACAGAAGAACGAGATCGCCACCACGCGCGACGGGCGCGACATCACGCGCGGCTATGTGGACGGGCTGCCGCTGCTGCCATCGACCGACCGGCTGCTGGCGCTCAAGGGCAACGGCGACCTGATGATCTACCAGGAAGTGCTGCGCGACGACCAGGTGAAGGCGTGCTTCGGCCAGCGCGCCCGTGCGGTGATCTCGCGCCCGTGGGAGGTGAAGCCAGGCGGCACCAAGCGCATCGACAAGCAGGCCGCCAAATTCATCGAAGAGCAGATCAACACTATCCGCTTCGACGACATCACCGAGAAAATGCTCTATGGCGTCTTTTATGGCTATGCGGTGGCCGAGCCGATGTACGCGGTTGAGGATGGCAAGATCGTGCTGGACACCAGCCGTGGCGGCATCAAAGTGCGCGACCGGCGCCGCTTCGGCTTCGCTCCGGATATGTCGCTGCGCCTGCGCACCAGTGCCAACCCGATGGGCGAAGAACTGCCCGAGAAGAAGTTCTGGCACTTCGCCACCGGCAGCGACCACGACGACGAACCCTACGGCCTTGGCCTTGCGCACTGGCTCTACTGGCCGGTGTTCTTCAAGCGCAGCGGCGTCAAGTTCTGGTTGATCTTCCTGGAGAAGTTCGGCAGCCCGACCGCCGTGGGAAAATACCAGCCCGGCACGAACCAGGAAGACCAGGACAAGCTGCTGGCCGCGCTGCAGGCGATCCAGACCGACAGCGCGATCATCTTCCCCGACGGCATGACCGCCGAGCTGCTGGAGGCCACGCGCGGCGGCACGGCGGATTACACCTCGCTCTACGACCGCATGGATGCGGCCATCGCCCGCGTCACACTGGGACAGACCGCCAGCACGCAGGGCAGCCCCGGCAAGCTCGGCAATGACGATCTGCAGGGCGACGTGCGCGCCGACATCGTCAAGGCCGACGCCGATCTGGTGTGCATGAGTTTCAACGCCACGGTGGTGAAGTGGTTGGTCGAGTGGAATTTCCCCGGCGCTGCGCTGCCGCAGGTGTGGCGCAAGTGCGAGGATGAAGAGGATGCGAACACCACCGCCGAGCGCGACGAACGGATCTGCGGAATGGGGTTCAAGCCCACGCTGAAGTACATCCATGACACGTATGGCGGGGAGTGGACGGAGGCAAAGTCAAATTATCCACAGGACGCCACAGTAATAGAAAATGGCCCGTTAGACGCGCAGTTCGCGGAGGCTGGCACGGATCTGGATGCAACCGACACCTGGAATGCTGTCATGGCCCACGTCACCGAGCTGGTCGATACAGCCGCGAGCATGGACGGCCTGCAGAAGACGCTCGCAGAAGCCTATGGCGCGTTGCCGCTGGAGGATCTGCGCAAGATCATGGCGCAAGGCTTCCGGCTGGCGATCCTGCGTGGGATGGCGGACGCTGCCGCCGGCATTGCAGGCGTTAAAAACGGGAACTGATCGTGCCGGACTATCCGAAGTTTAACGCGCCGTTCCAGGAACAGCTGGACTTCTTCCGGCGCAAGCTCAATCTGCCGACCGAGGCATGGGACGACATCGAACGCATGGCGCACGACCGCGCCTTCATCGTGGCCGGGGCGCAGGGTGCGGATCTGCTGGAGGATCTGCGCGGTGCGGTGGACGAGGCCATCGAGCAAGGTACCGGGCTGGGCGCCTTCCGCAAGAACTTCGAGCGCATCGTGGCCGAGCATGGTTGGACGGGCTGGACCGGCGAAGGCACCAAGGGCGGCGAAGCCTGGCGCACCAGGGTGATCTACCAGACCAACATGTCCACCAGCTACGCGGCCGGGCGCTGGAAGCAACTCAACGACCCCAGGCTGCTCAAGGTGCTGCCGTACTGGCAATATCACCACAGCGACAGTGTGATGCATCCCCGTCCGCTGCACGTGAGCTGGGACGGTTTGACGCTACCGCCAGATCACCCATTCTGGCAAGCGCACTTTCCCCCCAACGGCTGGGGCTGCATGTGCCGGGTGACTGCGGTGTCGAAAGATAAGTTCATGCTGGCCGTGGCTAACGGCAAAGGCCCGGCCAATGCGCCAGCAGGAATCGACGGTATCGACAAGGGATTTGATTACGCGCCGGGCGCGAACGCTACCCGTCCGCTCAAGGATTTCATCGACCAGAAGCTGATCAAGCTCGATGCGGCCATCGGGGCGGCGATGTGGGATTCGCTGAAGCCTGTACTGCTGGCCGAGCAGGCGCTGGCGGTGCGAAATATGGTGGCGGTCGCGGCGGCGAGCATGGAGCCTGCCGGTGCGAGCGTAGTTGCATCCGTCATCGATCCGGCGACCGTCTCGGCCTTGTCCGCTCGCGGCGTCACGCTCAACGATGCGGCGATCTGGCTGCGGGACCATGAGCTGGCCCATGCGATCCGCGATGCCAAGCATGCAGCTCTGCCGCTGGATGTCTGGCTGGACTTGCCGGCGTACCTGGACGAAGCCGCGGTCTATTTCGATACGAACAACGGCACGCTGCTCTACGCATTCGACGCACCTGGCATAACAGGCAAGGTGATTGTGCGGGTGAACTATACAAACAAAGTGAGGGCCGCCGGGAAGCGGCAGAACATCGTGTCCAACTTCATCGCCACCGGCGGGGTGATCGAAAAGGCGAATCTTGCGGAGAGCAGATATGTGCGGTTGAAATAGACCAGGGCAGGAGCGGATTCGAACCGCCTCACACAGATATGAAACCTGCCCCGTCAACCGGTATTTCGGGTTCTCTGCCCTGAGTGAGCGAACAGTATAGGCCAATATGTTCACATTTGAAATAACCGAATCCAGCGCGGTCGATGCATTCAACCGCCTGATCGCCTTAGGCGAAGACCCCAGCGGCGTGCTGATGGGCATCGGCGAGGTGGCGGAGGAATTCACCAAGCAACGGTTCGAGTTGAGCCAGGACCCGTATGGCACACCGTGGGCGCCAAACTCGGACACAACGCTGCGCAATCTGCTTCACGAGCGGAGCGGATCTTTCACCAAGAAAGGGAGGGTGTCAGCCAAGGGAGTGAGGCTGCTGACGGGAAAGAAGCCGCTGATCGGCGAGCCGAAATCGCTGATCGGCGAGTCGAAATCGCTGTCCACCCAGATCCATTACACGGTGACCGGCGGCGACAGCGTGTCCATCACCCCGGCCATGCGGTACGCTGCCATGCAGCACTTCGGCGGCACCAAGGCCGAGTTTCCGCATCTGTGGGGCGACATCCCGGCGCGGGCGTACTTCCCCGACCCGAGCCTTGGTCTCCCTGATGAGCTTGATCAGGAGATCGTGGGGGTGCTGCGCACCGCCCTCGAAGATGCCATCCGAGGGTGAGCGCGAAAAACGCCGCTGTGCGATTTTCAGCACCAATCTAGCGCTCGATGTAGCCAAAATTCCGGCGCGGCGTTTTTAACGGGGGTCTAACGGCCTTGGATTGGCTGTTTTTATCTACAGTCGGGTGCTGGTTTTCATGTAGCGGGTCGTTTTGCATTTTTCGGGCGGGTCGTCGGGGTACAATTCCGCCCGTTTTGTGAAGGGAGGAATAATGGAGCGCACTCTGGAAAGCCAGATAGTCGAGGGAGAGGTTTCCCTGATCATCGATTATCAGGCGGGAAAGTCTGTAGCGATTGACGTGCTGCAGGGGGCGATGCGCCTGATCGAGGCAATCGACCGTCTGGACGGTGTGCTGCTTTCCAGCGTCGATACCTCGCTGGAGCCGGTTTCCATCCTGAACGACGTGCAGCATTCCTCCCTCAAGATGATGCTGGCCAGAGCGTTGCGCGGCCTGCCCGACGAGCACCTGGGCAACCTTGAGTGGAAGAAGTGGGCGGGCAACCTGCTGGTCAAGGGAAAGTACAAGCTGCTGCAGAAACTCGATGCCGATGCGCCAGACGTCCGCCGGATGCTGGTAGATCTGGAGCCGGAATACAGCAACATCCCACAAGGGCTGGTCGGCTACACGCCGCCGGCCGTTGCCGACGTGCAGGAAGCTCTCGGTGGCGTGGCCAAGGCGCGCGCCTCGCTTCCGGGACAAACTGTCACCATTCAGACTGAACTGGGCGACATCGACCTGCCTGATGTCGCGGGAGCTGGCGAAGTGGTCGAAGACGTCGAGCCGCAGACGTCCGTCACGAACAGCGGAGTCGAATTCTTCAAGGTCAAGTCGGTGGACATGCTGGGCAAGTCTCAGTGGACTGTGCTGCGTGGGCAGCGCATGGTGAAAGTCGACATGCTGCACCAGGGATGGCTGGATGCGTATCAGCAGCGCAAGCATGTCATTCTGCCGGGCGACAGCTTGGAGTGCCGCTACGAAGAGACGATCTACTACGACGCGAACCACAACGAGGTTGATCGCGGCCTGGCGGTCATCGAGGTGATGCGGATAATCACGCCACCGACCCAGCAGAAACTGATTTAACGGGAGGAATCACCTTCCGCTTGCCGCGTTCGCAAGTTTCAGTTAGCCTGAAAAAGCACTCCGCAATCCCTCCGCCCTTAGCACCGAAGCCCTTCGGTATCGCCCGCACCCCTCCGCTCTCGGAGAATGGGCGGCATGGACACATCCAAACCCATTCAGATTTTCAAGCCCGGCAAGCGCACCGCCATGAACGGTGTGACGCTGGATTTCTCTGACGCAGATCTGCAGGCGACTGCTTCCGCATACGACACGGCCAAGCACGAAGCGCCGCTGGTCGTGGGTCACCCAAAACATGACGATCCGGCCTATGGATGGGCTGCGTCGTTGGCTTACACCGAGGGCGCGCTTGAGGCGATGCCGAGTCAGGTCAATGCAGACTTCGCCGACATGGTCGATGCCGGGGCCTTCAAGAAGGTCAGCGCCTCGTTCTATCTGCCGGACGCACCGAGCAATCCTGTGCCGGGCGTCTACTACCTCCGTCATATCGGCTTCCTCGGCGCGCAAGCGCCTGCGGTGAAAGGGCTGCGCAACCCTGAGTTCGCCGATGCCGAAGAAGGTGTGGTCGAGTTCGCCGAGTGGGACGACGTGGACAACGCCAGCCTGTGGCGCAACCTGCGCGACTGGTTCATCGGAAAGTTCGGCAAGGACGAGGCCGACAAGGTGATCCCGCCCTACACCGTCCAGAACCTTGAGCAGTCCGCCCAGGACGAGCTGAAGGAGTCCATCAAAGAAGATCAAGCCGCCGGTGCAGCAGCTCCGGCATTCGCAGAACCCCAACCGAAAGGAGACGAAATGTCTGCAGAAGAAAAAGCCCGGCTCGCCGCACTGGAAGCCGAAAACGCCGCGCACAAGGCAAAGCTGGTCGAGTTCGCCGAGGCCGAGAAGAAGCGCGCGGCTGATGTACGCCATGCCGATCACCTGTCGTTCGCCGAAGGCCTGGTGCAGGCAGGCAAGCTGCTGCCCGCCAGCAAGGAGGTGGCCGTGGCCACGATGGACTTCATGGCCGCGCAGGAAGAAGTGGTCGAGTTCGGCGAGGGCGATGCGAAGAAGCCGCTGATCGACGCCTTCAAGGCTTTCCTGCAGGCGCAGCCCAAGCAGGTCGAGTTCGCCGAGGTGGCTGGTGCGGGTGGTGATGCCGGCGGCACGGTCAGCTTCGCGGCGCCTTCCGGCTACGACGTGGACGCCGACCGTCTGGCGCTGCACGGCAAGGCGCTGGCCTATCAGGCAGCCAACAAGACGACTTACGAGGCCGCACTGGCCGCCGTGAGCGCTTAACCCCTCAATCAAGGAGACCAACATGAGCAAACAATCCATTCCGCTGCTGACGCTGTCCATCGCGGCCAGCGGCGCCATCGTCGCCAACCGATTCGTCACGCCCGCCCGCGATCAGGCGGTGGCGGACGAGAACACTCTGGGCGTCGCCACGACTGCGGCAGCCGACGGCGAGGTGCTGGCGGTCGATGCGCTGGGCACCGCCATCGTTGAGGCGGGCGCGGCTGTTGCAGCCGGTGCCACCCTGAAAGCTGATGCCAACGGCAAGGCGATCACCTGGGTGGCTTCCGGCGCGAAGGTTGCGGTGGCACTGGATGCCGCAAGCGCGGACGGCGACTTCATCGAAGTGCTGCTGATCCCCAACGCAGCTTAACCCATCAATACACAAGGAGACGTGAGATGAAAAACAAACTGTGGAAACTGGCCGGAATTCTGTTCGGCGTGTTGGCGCTCAGCGCAATGGCGCATGCGGGCTGGATCGATCCGGATGCGGCGATGGCTATCGGCGTGATCGGCAACATGACCAGCGCCCAGGCGCGCGTGGTCGACCCTATCCTGACCACCGTGGCGCAGGGCTACAAGAACGGGCGCATGGTGGCCGATTATCTGTTCCCGGTCGTTCCGGTCGACCAGCGCGGCGGCAAGATTCTGGAATTCGGCAAGGAAGACTTCGAGCTGTACAACACGGCCCGCGCGCCTGGTGCGGATACCAAAGAAGTGCAGTTCGGTCATCTTGGCAAGCCTTATGCGCTCGAAGGTCATCGTTTGATGGGTAAGGTGCCGTTCGAGCACCTGCAGGAAGCCGAACAGGTACCCGGCATCAATCTCGGTCGCGGTGCCGTTACCAAGACGCAAAACATCATCCTGCTGTCCGGCGAATACCAAGCGGCGACCATCGCCCGCAATGCAGCCAACTACGCCGCCACCAACAAGACGGCACTGGCCGGTACCTCGCGCTGGGACGACTACGCGAGCGGCGTGTCCGACCCTGCAGCAGATATCGATACCGCCGTCGAAGTGATTCGTTCGCAGGTTGGTATGCGTCCGAACACCGTTGTGCTGTCGCCCAAGGCGTTCAAGGCGGCGAAGCGCCATCCCAAGCTGATCGACCGCATAAAGTACACCAGTCGCGACAGCCTGACGCTGGAGATGCTGGCCGGCCTGTTCGATGTCGAGCGCGTGGTGAGCGGCGATGCGATCTACAACAACGGCGGCACGATGACCGATGTGTGGGGCAAGGATGTGATCGTGGCCTACACCGAGACTGCCGCTGCCGATGACGGCGGTTTGCCCAGCTACGGCTACACCTACCGTCTGCGCGGCAACCCGATGGTCGAGATGGCGTATATGGATCGTGGCAAAAACAGCTGGCTCTATCCGGTAAACGATGAGCGTGCGCCGGTGATCTCCGCCGCAGCCGCCGGTTACCTGATCCAGACGGTAGTCTCTTAACGGATACACCCGAGAAAGGGGCGCAGTACTCCTAGTGTGTGGCTTGGGCTTGGCCGCGAGATAGCCCTACGAAGTGCCTTAAGCGCGGCAGGAGGCCCCGAAATAGCGAGAGTCGCCCCCGCCCCATCATGAGCATGGGGCGGTTGGGCAAACAGGACAGCGAGGAAAACATGGGAATCAAAACCTATCAAGTCGAAAGCCCGATCAAGCATAACGGCAAGGAATACGGTGTCGGCGAACCTATCGACCTGGACGACAAGGAAGCGAAAGCTCTGAAGGAAGTCGGCGCCATCAGTGATGCGGTGGCAAGCAACACGCCGACCGCCCCAACCGACGAAGCCGAGCGCATCGCCGCAATCGTGGAAGCCATCGGCAAGCTGGACGCGAAGAACGCCGCTCTCTGGACGAAAAATGGCGTTCCGCAAATCCCCGCGCTCAGCGAGATCACCGGCTGGCAAGTCGCCGGCAAGGATCGCGACGCCGCCTGGGAACAGATCAACGCCGCCAAGTAACCGGCTATGACCTACGCCACCCAAGCCGACCTCGAAACCCGCTTCAAGCAGCAGGAGCTGATCGAGCTGACCGACGAAGCCGGTATCGGCGAGATCGATGCGGCGGCTGTCGCGGTGGCGCTGGCTGATACGGACGCGGAGATCAACGGCTATCTGGCCGGTCGCTATTCGTTGCCGTTGACTCAGACGTCGCCTGAGCTGGTGCGCCTGGCATGCGACATCGCCCGGTACCGGCTGTACGACATCAAGGCGACCGAGCAGGTCAAGGCACGCTACGACGACGCGGTCAGGAAGCTGATAGCGGTATCCACCGGCAAGGCTTCCTTGGGCATCGATCAGGCCAGCGAGCCTGTGGTCGCGACGGGCAGCGTGAAATTCTCGGCCCCGGCACGGGTGTTTAACGATGACTCGCTGAGCGGTTACTGATGCTGCTCGCCCCCGTAGTCGACACGCTCAAGCTGATCGTCACCCCAGGCGGTGCGCAGGAATTCCGCAAGGTGGCCTCGGCGGCGAATTTTGCAGCAGCTCGCGATGACCTGAAACAGTCGCCAACTGCCTACGCGATCCCGATGCGGGACACGGCCGGGGCGAACCGGATGGGCGGTGGCGGCGCGATCATCCAGCCGGTGGTCGAGCATTTCGGGGTGGTGCTGGCGGTGAGCAATCTGCGCGACGCATCCGGCGTGGCGGCGCAGGTCGAGTTCGAGCGCTTGCGCCGCCTGGTGATCGACCAGCTGCTCGGCTTCGTGCCGGGCGAAGGCTACGAGCCGTGCGAGTACGGCGGCGGGTCGCTGCTGGTGCTGGATGCTTCGGTGCTGTGGTGGCAATTGGTCTTCAGGACGGGGTACACGGAAAGGAACTACTGATGAGCGACTACCAGGACGAGCATGCGGGACGTGGCGGTTCTTACGTGATCGGTTCAGACGGCAAGCGCGTGCTGCAGCACCGCACCGGCCACGTCGCGCCGGAAGTGCAACAGGCCCAGCCGACCACACCGGCCAAGACAACCAAACAAGTGAAGGGAACTGCAAATGCCAAGTCCAACTGATATCCGCAAGTGGAAGAAGAAGGTCGTCCTGATCGGGCTGGAGAATGTCTACGCCACCGACCCGGTGCTGGTCGGCACCGACTGGTTCGAGGCGCGCAACGTGGTGTTGACGCCTTTCGATGTGGAAAGTCAGGATCGCAACATCGCGCTGCCCTGGATGGGCAACAGCGGCAAGCTGATCACCGCGAAGCGCAAGAAGCTGTCGTTCGATGTGGCGTTGGCTGCCTCGGGTTCGCTGGGCATTGCACCGAAGATCGGCCCGTTGTTGCGCGCGGCCGGTTTCGCCGAGACCATCACGGCCGCAACCAAGGTGGAATACACGCTGATCGACTCGGCGTTCGAATCGATCGCGTTCTATATCAATATCGACGGCGTATGGCACAAGGGCTTCGGCGTCCGCGCCAACGGCAAGGCGACGCTGGATGCCGAGGGCATTCCCTTGCTGGGCATGGAGTGCACCGCGCTGTATGCCGTGCCGACCGATGGCGCGCCGCCCGTGGTGGACCGCACCGGCTGGCCTTACGAGCAGCCGGTCAACGCCGCCAACACGCTGGTGTGCACGGTCAATGGCGTGAACAGCTTCTACTCCAAGTTCGGATTCGACCTGGGCAACCAGGTGGTGCACGAGATCTATGGCGGCGGCTACGAGCAGATCAAGATCGGCGACCGTCAGCCGAAAGCCAACATCACCATGCTGGCGCCGCTGCTGGCCACCTTCAACCCGTACACGCTGGCCGGTGACGGCAGTACGCCGCCCACCAATATCGCGGTGCAGGTGGTGCATGGCGCGACGGCGGGCAGCAAGGTGCAGGTGGACATGAAGGCCGTCATCACCGGCGTGAACGAGGCCGATATGAACGGCGAGGTCGGTTACGACCTGACGCTGGAGCCGACCCCGGTCAGCGGCAATGACGAAATCAAACTGACTTTCCTGTGAGGCATCAAATGAGCGAGAAGAAAACCCATCCCCTGTTCGTCATCGACCAGTCCGGCACTGTGAAGTGGCCGGTGATCGTGAAGATACCGGCTGACGGCGGCGAGTTTGCCGCCTTTCAGTTCACCGGCGTGTTCAAACGCCTGACCGAGGATGAGTACGACGCCATCATGAAGCCGCAGCTCGTGGTTGACCAAAACGACATCGTGCCTGGCAAGAGCCGCGCCGCGGTCATTGCCGAGAACGCCGAGCTGTTCCCGCAGCTCATGACCGGATGGGAAGACGTGCGCGATGCACAGGGCGCGACGGTGCCGTTCAGCGTCGAAGTGCTGCGGCAGCAGATTGTGGGCGCGAACGGAACGCACTTGTCTATCGGCCTGTGGCAAGCGGTGCACGAGATCCGCAACGGGGCCCGCCTGGGAAACTGAAAGCTGCCGCCAGGCACTGGGCAAACCAGCGCTTCGGCGGCAGCGACGAGCTGGACGAAGACCTTGCCGTTCTCGGGCTGGCAGACCAGATCAAGGCCGACCAGCATGCGCCATTCGGCATCTGGCCGGAGAACGAGACCGCGGTGCGCACATTCCTTGAGCTGGAGGCGCACTGGACCATCGGCAAGACGGCAGACGGCACTTCGCGCCTGGTGCTGGACAACCGGCAGATCAAAGACACGTTGGAGCTGATGGGCGTTAAACGCCGGGAGTGGCCGGAAGTGTTTAACGGCCTGAAAGTCATGGAAACGGCAGCGTTGCTGGAATTGTGCGGAGAGACTGAGTGAGCGAGCTGACATTTGGAATGCGCCTGACGTATGAAGGCAAGGCGGCCACGGTCGGCATGGAAGAGACACGCACCAGCATGGAGCGCGTTGCCGCCACCAGCGGAAAGCTGTCCACGCAATACTCGGCGGCGGCCATGTCTGCGAAGCAGCTCAGCATGGCCACGCGACAACTGCCGATGCAGTTCACGGATATCGTCACCTCCTTGGCATCCGGGCAAAGCCCGATGCTGGTGCTGCTCCAGCAAGGCGGCCAGATCAAGGACCAGTTCGGCGGGGTCGGCAATGCGGCAAAGGCGATGGGGGGATACATCGCCAGCCTGATCAATCCGATCGGCCTCGTCACCGGCGCGGTGCTTGCAGGTGGTGCGGCCTGGTACTACTGGGGCAACAAGGCCGAAGAGGCGACGAAAAAGGCACGCGACGAGCTGGCCAAGCTGAAAAAGGATGCTGATGCCGCGCAGCGTCTGTCCGATCAGGAGCGCCTGCAGCAGCTGCGGTACCGGGTTCAGAGCGCGGAGCTGGATGCAAAGTACTTCGCCAAACTGAGGGATGACACCAAGAGATCGCAGGAAGAAAGGCTTCTAGCCGGACAGCAGGCGGGTGAGGCGCGGCGTCTTGCCTCCGGCCTGGAAAAGCAGGCGGCCGAACTCGAAGCCGAGATCGCCAAGAAATCCGCCCAGGAAACGAAGAAAAAGACCGACGCCGAGAAGGTATACGCCAGCGCTTTGGCCGAGACCAATGCGCTGCTGGCGCGCATGCGCGGTGACTTCGACCGTCAGGTGCAGGCGCGCGAGCGCGGCATGCAGGTGATGTCGGAATCCGAGCGTGCACTGGCCGCCGAGATGGACAAGATCGACAAGTCTGCCGACGCCGTACGCGTCTCGGTTGCCAGGTCTTTCGCCGACGGGCATCTGAGCGGCGCGACGTATCGTGACACGCTCGCGAAGATCAATGCAGAGACGGATCGCCAGCGCGACGCCGTAAAACGGTTGCAGGCCGAGCAGGACGAGCTCAACGGCAGCTGGGAATACGGCGCCCTGGTCGCCATGCGCAAGTACCAGGACGAAGCCGCCAACACCGCCGCGCTGACCGAGCGGGCGTTCGGCAGCTCGATGAAGGGCATGGAAAACGCCGAGGTCGAATTCATTAAAAAGAACAAGGCAGACTGGCGCAGCTTGTCCGACGCCATCCTCACCGAGATATTGCGCATCCAGGTGGCGAAGATGAATGCCGGGCTGTTCGGTAATCTGTCCGGAATCCTCAGCAACATCGGCGGCAGCGGCAGCACCTCATCCGGTTCGGATGGTTGGAACCCCGATTATTCTCTGACGGGGACGCGCGCCAGCGGCGGTCCGGTGTCCGCGAACAGCCTGTATCGCGTGAACGAGCGCGGCCCGGAAATACTGCACCAGGACGGGAACGATTATCTGATGATGGGCGGCCGGGGCGGATACGTCAAACCGCTTGGCTCAGAGACGAGTAACGGCGGTGGCGGCGGCAATGTCAGCATAGTCATCAACAATCACAGCGGGCAGCCCGCGACAACTAGGGAGGCAACGGACGGTCGGGGTAACCGCAGCATCGAGGTGGTGATCGGGGATCTAGCCGCCTCCGAGCTGGCCAGGCCGGGATCGTCCATGCACCGCACGATGCGCGGCAGCTTCGGCGTTCAGCCCGCAATGGTGAGCAGATAATGGCGACCACGATCAACTGGCCGCCGAGCCTGCCGCAATATGTACGTCGGCCCAGCTACGCCGAGAAACACGGCGTGCTGGTCGCGTCCACCCCGATGGATGCCGGGCCCGCCAAGCTGCGCAGACGCGGCAACAAGCCGATCCATCTGACCGCCGAATACATCATGACGGAGGCTCAGCTCGATACGTTCGAGACCTTCGTTAAAACGACGCTGCAGGGCGTCAAGCGCTTCAACTGGACGCACCCGCGCAAGCAGGTGTCGGTCGAGGTGCGCCTGGTGCCGTCTGGTGATGGGGAGTTCTACTCGGCCTCGTACCTGTCCAGCACCGAATTCTCGGTGACGATCACGGTTGAGGTGCTGCCATGAGCCGCGCCTTCTCCGCCGCCGCCGTCGAGCAATTCTACAGTCCGGACGCGGACGATCCGCTGATCCTGCTGCTCACGATCACCGACGGCTCCACCACGGTGCGCTTCGCCAACGCCTACACGCAGCGCCTCACCAGCCTGGAGCTGGACGAGTCGATGACGATCTACGGCGTGGTCTCCAACGGCGAGAACTACCTGTTCCTGCCGATGGAGATCAGCCTGCCGTCGGACGAGGAAGGTGCCGCGCCGCGCGCACAGATCACGCTGCACGATGTCACGCAGCAGGCCATGCCGCTGATCCGTTCAGTCACCAGCTCGCCGACGGTCACGATCCAGGCCGTGCTGGCGTCCGCGCCGGATACGGTAGAGATGAGCTTCGGCGGCCTGATGATGACGGGCATCCACTACAACCGCGATGCCATCACCGCCACGCTGAGCGCGGACAATCTGGCGCAGGAGCCATTCCCCGCGCACACCTTCGTGCCTTCCTGTTTCCCGGGGCTGTTCTGATGTCCTGGACGAACGACTACATCGGCATCCCCTACCTTGGCATGGGCCGCGACCGCGCCGGCGCTGACTGCTGGGGGCTGGTGCGCCTGGTGTACCGAGACCGCTACGGTATCGACCTGCCGGATTACAGCGAGCAGGCCTACAACGCTGCCGACGGTGCCGAGACCGCGCCGCTGATCGCGGCCGGTCGCGATGTCTGGAGCGCAGTGACAGAACCTGCCGAAGGCGACGTGGTGCTGCTGCGCATCAAGGGCTACCCGTCGCACGTGGGTGTGCTGGTCGGCCCGGCGCAGATGCTGCATGTGTACCGCGACGGGCTGACCGCCTGCATCGAGCGGCTGGATAGTGGCGTGTGGAAGCACCGCATCGAAGGCTACTACCGGCACGCCGACCGCCTCGGCGGCGTGGTGCTGAGCGGCTGCCCGCACCCGCTCAAGACCGTGAATCTGATGGGAACGGCCCAGCCCGGCGCCACGCTGCGCGAGATGATCGAGGCGGAGGCGGAGCGGGCCAAGGTGCCGCGCGAGCTGATCGTGGCCGGCCATGCATGGGTGGATGGCAAGTACATCGAGCCGAAGAACTGGCACACCGTTCGTCCGGCAGCCGGGCAACGCGTGGAATACCGCGTGCTGCCGCGCGGCGGCAACAGCGACACCCGCACCATCCTGGCGATCGTGGTGATGATCGTGGTGTCCTACTACGCGCCCGGCGCCGGCGACGCTGCGGTTGGCGCGATGGGGCTGGAGGCTGGATCGCTGGGGGCCTACGCCGTCGGCGCCGCCGTGTACATGGGCATGGCCTACGCCGGCATGAAGCTGGTCGATGCCATTGCGCCGGTGCGCATGCCGAGCCAGGACAACAGCCAGATCAAGAGCAAATACATGCTGCAGGGCGGGCCGAACAATGTCGCGCCCTATGCCGCGCTGCCCGTGGTGCTGGGCCAGTTCCGCTGGACGCCGCCGGTCGCGGCACTTCCTTACGCCGAGACGACGGCCTCCGAGAACTTCCTGCGCACGGTGCTGTGCTGGGGCTACGGCCCGCTGGATGTGTCCGATCTGCGCATCGGCGATACGCCGTTGTCGAAGTTCGAGGACATCCAGATCGCGCACCTGCGCGGTGTCGAGGGAGAGAGCAAGACCGAGTTCAACAAGCTCTATGGCCAAGACGTGAGCCAGGAGAGTGTCGGCGTCAAGCTGGAGACGGCGGTGGCGGTGGACCGGGTGACGGCCGCAGATATTGATGGCATCAAGCTGGTGTTCAGTTTTACGCAGGGCTTGTGGCAGACGGCCACCAGCGGTGTCAATGCCGGTGCGAACGTCGATGGCGTACAGGTGAGGGTGAGGATCGAATATCGGCCCACGGGGGTTGGCAGTTTTGTCGAGGTGTCGCAGGCGATCGGCGCGGACACGCTGGCGCTGCCGCCGGTTTATGACGAGCAGTCGGTGGGGGCGGTATGGGGCGAGTCGGACATCGGTGACTGGTGGTACGCAGAATACGGCTGGTACCGGAGCATCATCGGCGACGAGAGCAGGCTGCCTCTGTACCAGTGGACGTTGCTGGTGCTGGACAGGTACAACAACATCGTGATGCGCCACGGCTGCATCACGGACAACAAGGACGCGGACGCGTCCTTCCAGTTGCGATACATCATGCAGAGCAACAATTACGGGCTGGAAATAACCGATTGGTCGCGCACCCCCCTGGCGATGCCCGGTGAGCTGGAGCTATTCAGGATCTGCGTGCAGGGCGAGACCGTGGTTGAAACGGTAGATCTGCGCGACGCGAGCATCACAGGTTGCGCATTGACGCTCACTGGCCTGGCCGCGTCGATCGCGGCGGGCTCGATCATCCGCGAGCACAGCGAGGGGCTGGTGATCTCCGGCGCCACGAAGTCGGCGTTCGATCGTGTCGTGATGTGGAAGGTGCCGACCGGCCAGTACGATGTGCGCGTCACCCTGACCACCGACGACGCCCCGACGGGGGTCTACCCCTCCGGCAATGGCGCGGCGATATACCGCGACTGCTATTTCAACAATATCACCGGCATCAGCAACACCCGCCCCATCGTGCCGAAAAAGCCGATGGCGATGACGGCGCTGCGCATCCGCGCCACGAACCAGCTCAATGGCTCGATGGAGGGCATCACCGGCACCGTTAAAAGCGTGTGCCTTGATTACGTCAAGGCGACCGCCACGTGGATCGCGCGCCACACGCGCAACCCGGCCAGCCTGTTCCGCTATGTCCTGCAGCATCCGGCCAACGCGGTAGCGGTGGCCGATGCCGGCATCAACCTGACGGCGCTGGAGCGCTGGCACAACTACTGCCGGGCGAACAAGTTCACGTTCGACATGGTGATCACCGGGCAGCGCCCGCTGCTGGACGTGCTGAAGGACATTGCCGCCGCCGGCCGCGCCTCGCCGCAACTGGTGGACGGCAAATGGTCGGTGGTGATCGACGAGCCGAGGACCGTGGTGGTGCAGCATTTCACGCCGCACAACTCGTGGGGGTTCGAGGGCACGCGCATCCTGCCCAAGCGGCCGCATGCCCTGCGGGTCCAGTTCTTCAACCGCGAGAAGGGTTACCAGAACGACGAGCGTATCGTCTACGACGACGGCTACACCGCAGCCAACGCCACGCTGATCGAGGGCATCGAGCTGCCGGGCATCACCGCTGCGGACAATGTCCACGCCTTCGGCCGCTTCCACCTGGCGCAGCTCGCGCTGCGGCCGGATACGTACGCACTCAACGCCGACATGGAGCACCTGATTTGCACGCGCGGCGACAAGGTGCGCGTGACGCATGATGTGCCGATGTGGGGGCTGGGCTCCGGCCGCATCCGCGAGGTGTTGACCAGCGGTGTGGATGCGACCGGCATCGTGGTGGACGAGTCGTTCCCGATGGACGCCTCAGCAGCCTACTGCGTGCGTATCCGCCGCAGTACCGGCGCCAGCCTGGTGTGCGACATCGTGCCGGCAGAGGCGGATGGCTACTACACCACGCTGATGTTCACCGCGCCTGTGGCGGCCAGCCTGATCGCCGCGAACGATCTGGTGCTGTACGGCGTGGCCGGCAGCGAGAGCGTGGAGCTGATCGTCACCGGCATACAGCCGGACAACAAGGGCGGTGCGCGTTTAACGATGGTGGACTACGCGACGGGCGTATTTAACGCCGACGAAGAGGCTATCCCCCCATACGACAGCCAGATCACCCAGCCGCCGCTGCTGATGCGGCCGGTGATCGCCTCCGGCAAGGTGCCCAGTGTCAAGCGCGTGGTGTCGGACGAATCCGCTCTGAGCGTGGGCGGTGACGGCGGGCTGGTCAGCAACATCCTGGTGAGTTTCAGCTACGCCGCCAACCTGCCCAAGAGCGTCACGCACGTGCTGCTGCAATACGGCGTCGCGGCGCCGGATATGGTGTGGGATGCGCTGCCGTCGGTGCCGCTGTCCGCCGGCATCGTTGTCATCCCGGACGTGCGCGACGGCGTGAGCTACAGCTTCCGCATGTGCTATCTGGATGAGCAAGGTATTCAGGGCCGCTGGGGCGTCATCACCACGGAAACGGTGGTGGGCAAGACCAGCAAGCCGCAGACGCCTACCGGCCTCAAGTTGACGCCTGACCTCAACGATTACGTCTTTGATTTTGACGACAACCCCGAAATCGACGTCGCCGGGTATGAGGTACGTGACGCCGATGAGGGCTGGGGCGGCCCTGGGCGCCTGTGGCGGGGCAAGGTCAGCCAGTGCCATGTGCCCTACGGCCCGGTCGGCGTGGCCACGACGTACTACGTCAAGGCCTTTGATCGCGGCGGACGCTACAGTGATGTGGCGGCCAGCCTGACCAACACACTGACCGCGCCCGCTGCGCCTGCGGTAACGGGTGCGTTCGAGGCTGACTCGTATCGGCTTAACTGGTCGGTGCCGGCTGCTGCCGTGCCGGTGGACCTGTACGAGATCCGCTACGGCGACACCTGGGCGGGTGCGACATCGCTCGGCACGATCCGCGCGACCTCAATCAGCATCAAGGCAAGCTGGATCGGCGCACGCCGATTCTGGGTCGCAGCCATTGATCTGGCGAAAAACGCCGGCGATGGTGGCTGCATTGACGCGACTATTACGGTGGCCCCGGCCCCGGTCATTACCGCACAGGTGATCGACAACAACGCCATCCTGAGATGGACCGCGGTGCGGGGGACGTTGCCGACCAAGATCTACGAAGTGCGCCGCGGCGACGTCTTCGAAACGGCTACCGTGCTCGGCACCAAGGACGGGACTTTTGATATCGCGCCGGAGACGGTGGCCGGAACCTATACCTACTGGGTCGTCCAGATCGACAGAGCGGACAATTACGGCGCGCCGGGCAGCACGATTGCCACCGTTGATCAGGTGCCGGATTACATCCTGCGCTCCAATATCGATTCCGACTTCTCCGGCACCAAGAGCAACATGGTGGCGCACGGAGACGGGTCATTGATCGCGCCGGTGAACGATACCGAGACGGTGGCACAGCACTTCGGGCGCTCGATGCTGCACGCGCCGGACGATTTCGCCGATGCGGCGTGGACGAAGACTCGCGCAACTATCGCTACGGACGCTCTGGCGGTGGAGGGAGGGGCGAAGTTCGCGGACAAATTGCAGGTCGATGCGACTGCGGCAAGTTCTCACTTGGCGCTGCAGAACTCCGCTTATGGTGTTTCGCCTGGCACGGCAGTGATTGCTACGGTGCGCTGTAAGGCGGGGGAACATGATGAGGTTTATCTATATTTCAGCGGCGGCGCAGGTTATGCATTCTCGGCTGCTTTGGGCGCGAACCTGAATCTGCTGACGGGCGTGGTATCTCTTGTATCCGCCGGGGTGACTACGATCCTCACGGATCTTGGTGGAGGAGAGTACGAGTTTTCCATTTCCGCCGTGACGACTCAGACAACGGCGAAGCCGGTCAGAGCCGTAGTCTATATTGCCGATTCGACCGGTACGGGTACAGGCCGAATCGTGATTGCCACACCCACCGCCGGCAACGGCATCTACATCTGGGAGCACCAGCTCGCCCTGGGCTCTGCCGTGCTGCCGCGCTGGTACACGCCGCAGAACCAGATCGACGCTGGCTTCCCTGTCGTCATCCAGCCCAACCTGAGCCCGGCGTACTACGAGGAGGTGGTCGATTACGGCACCGTGCTGGCTGGCACGCGCATCACCGTGAATCTGAACGCGCTTGACCTGGTCGGATCGGTGGCGCGGAGCTGCAAGATCAGCGTCTCGACCGACGGGGTGATCTACACCGACTACGATGATGTGTGGCAGGTGTATGCCAGCAATTTCCAGTTCGTCAAATACCTCCTCACCTTCACGGCCTCGAACAGCACCGACCTGATCGAGGTCGAGGCGATCAATTACCGGCTCGACCTGAAGCACAAGACGCGCTCGATCCCGGTGACGTTCGCCGCTGGCGACGCGGCGGGCACCGAGATCTATCTCACCGACGATGGCACAGCGACGGGCAACAAGCTGTTTATGGATGCCAAGGTCACGTTCCAGCCATATGGCACGGCGCGCCTCAGCTGGGTGGTCGATTTCACGGACGTGCCGGATCCGCTGTCGTGCAAGGTGCTGGTATGGGATTCGGCCGGCACGCGGGTGAGTGGTACCGGATGCTTAACTGTAGGGGGGTCTTAATATGTCAGCCGATTTCAACAAGGTCACGACGACCGAAACCGTGGCAGCGGTGTATCCGACGATCACCGATCTGCTTAAAGCGATTGCGCAGGGGCTGGACCCTGCGGTGGTCACGCCGGTCAATACGCCGGTCAATGCGCTGCGCTGGGAGCTGACGACCAATAAACGGCTGGAAAAGTTCAATGGCGCGAGCTGGGGGAATGCAGAGCCAGCCGGTGGATATGCAATCAATATCTCTGGCAGCGCCGCCAAATGGACGACCGGCCGCACCATCACCTTCACCGGCGCGGCGACTGGCACCTCGGGGGCGTGGGACGGCAGCGCAAACCTGAGCGTCGCGCTCACCCTGGCCACCGTGCCCGCGAACAAGGGCGGCACCGGGCAGACCAGCTACACCATCGGCGACCTGCTCTATGCCAGCGGCGCAGCCGCGGTGAGCAAGCTGGCGGACATCGTAACCGGAAACGTGCTGCTTACCGGCGGTGTTGGCGCGGCGCCGACATATGGCAAGGTGGGGCTGACCACACATATAACCGGCGTGCTGCCCATCGCGAACGGCGGGCACAATGCCACGACGGCGGCTGGGGCTCGTACCAACCTTGGCCTGGCAATCGGCACGGACGTGATGGGCATGGGCGGCGGCACTTTCACCGGCGCGATCGCCGCGCCGAATCTGAGTGGGACGAATACCGGGGATGAGGTTGCGGCCAGCGAGACAGTCGCCGGCGTGTCGGAGCGGGCTACGATCGCCGAGGTGCAGACCGGCACGGATTCGGCGCGCTTCGTAACGCCCGCATCGCTGCGCGCCTGCACGGCGACGACGACGCGGGCGGGGGTGGCCGAGACGGCGACGAACACGGAAGCGCGGGCGAAGGCATCCACGACTGTGACGCTGACCCCTAGTAACCTGGCGGCGTTGGGCTATGAGTCTGCCGAAACCGCCCTAGGCACCGATATCAGTGTGGCGCATGGGCTTGGATCGCGGCCGACGCGCGCCTGGTTGGTGATGAGATGCAAGGCGGCAGACGGCGGGTATGCGATTGGCGATGAGATACAGCGGATTCCGGCGGCATCTGGCGCTAGCGAAAACCTGTATGAAGTTTGGAGCAGCGCAACGAATGTGGGGCTGACAAACTACTCAGGATGGGTATTCCTGCGGAAGGATACAGGAGCCCCGTTTTTTCCGGTGGCCGCCAGCTGGCGTGCAGTACTGCGCGCCGCCCTGACTTAAGGAGATGCAGAGATGAGATATTTCAGAGATGCAAAAGGCGATACGTTTGGTGCACGGGATGATGTTGTAATCGCCGAGATGCTGGCATCCGGCATGGCCGAAGTGGCGTGCATGCATCCTGATGCGCAAGAGATCGTCTGGCGGCGGCCTGACAGCACGATCTCGGTGACGATGGTGATGCCGGATACGTTGGCCAGTTTCGAGTTCGCGCGGACACACCTGGCACTTAATAAGCTGGCGGCGGCGGATGCGGTCGGCACGACGCAGGGTGCGCTCGGCGCGGCAGATGCGGCGCTGGCCGAGGCCGATGCGCTGGTGCGGCAGGGGCGCGAGGCGAGCAAGCTGCGCATTCAGGTGCAGGCGCAGATCCAAGGTGTGCGCGACCTGGCATCACAACAGCTGGCTGAGTTGCAGCGCGAGGCGTTTGCTGTAGGCGCAGCCATCGGGCAACGCGATGCCGAGCTGGTGGCGATGGAGAAGGCGGGCGTGCAGGCGCAGGCTCTGCTGTCCACGCAGCAGGCGCGCGACCAAGCGGCAGCCAGCGCCGCGACCTCGGCACGCGCGGACATCGATCTGCAAACGGCGGCCATTGCCCAGGCCGATCAACAAATGGCGGCGCTGCAGGCCGCGCTGGCCGATGGAACCGCCGGCGAGACCGCAGCGGCCGACCTTGCCGCCGCCCTTGCCGCCCGGCAGGCGGCCGATGCCGCGCTGACCAGCGCCCGCCAGGCGCTTAATGATGCAGAGCGCGTAATGGCGGATGCCGGTTCGGTGATGGCCGGCCTGCAGCAGGTGATTTCCCAAGCCAATGGCGCAACAGCGGAGCGAGTCGTGCTGGTGGAGCAGCGCCAGGCGCGTGGCGCGCAGGATGCGGCGGCAGCGGACGCCATTCGCACCTCGACCGATCAGGCGGTCTACGATTTGCAACAGCAGGACGCCCAGCTCGCAGCCCTGGAAGTGGCCGCCACCCGCACCGAAAACAACCTGCCAGCCATGCAGGCAGACCGCGAGAGCAAGATCGCCGCGCTGGCCGCCGCCGAGAAGCTGGTGGCCGACATCGCCCGTGCGGAGCAGCTGGCCGCGACGGAAGGGGTGACCATCGAAGAACACGCCCAGCGCCTGCAGGCGCGCGGCGCGGTGCCGGCCGACTGGACGGTGCATGCCGTCCACGCGTCCGAAGCGGCGTGGCGTCCTGCTGGCGTCGAGCTGGATGATCTGGTGATCGATGCGCAGGGCGCGCTGGTGGCGGACCAGGCCAAGGTGCTGGCGCGTGCCGCGCGCAAGTTCGAGGCGTTCGTGCAGGGCGTGCTGGACCGTGGCGCGCAGGATGTCGGCTACGACAACATTGTGTCCGCCTGCAGCTACGCCGCCGCACCCAACCCGTTCCAGGCGGAGTCGACCAGCTTCGTCACCTGGCGCGGGGCGGTGTGGGCTAAATGCTACGAGGTGCTGGCGGCGGTGCAGGCGGGGACGCGGGCGGTGCCGACGGAGGCGGAGTTGCTGGCGGAGTTGCCGGTGCGGGGGGTGTGA